TTCGTTTAACTTTTTCATTTTTTTATCCTTAGACATAAATTATTTATAAATCAGTAAATTCCTCGTTGTCGTCCTTTTAGAAGCCAGCCACCAGCAGTTTCTGTTGCTGCTGTCTTGGCTGGAATACCTACGGCAAGTTGAGCATAAGCGGCATCAGCACCAAAAGCTTTTGTGACCCAATCTAGAGGATCAATGCCCATAGCCGCCATATCTGTAACCTTTCCAGCTACTAGTTCACCTAATTTTCCAAATCTTGGTTTTCCAGAAGTTTCCCAGTGTTTTGGGCCACCCATTAACCCTTTATCTTTTAATGATGATTTAACTGCCATAGATAGCGGTGTGCCCGGACCAATACCAGATTTTGTTCTTTCAATTTCACCTATTGAAGAGGGTACACCCAAATAATCTAATGCAAGATCTGCTTTAATTGATTGCTTTAATGCATAAACTTGTGCTGGGCTTTTTATTCCTATTCCAATCATTTTACCCAAAATGCCCAAACCAGTAGCATCTCCACCACCCATACCTTTAAGTTTTCCGATAGCTCCTGGTAATCCTAATCCATAGGTGATTAAATTGAGATTATAATCAATCATAGGATCAACTAAAGTTTTTGTAACAGCCCAATTTGCTTGAGTTGTTATGTCAGCTCCTATTGGCATTTCAGTACCAGGAGCAGGTGGCGTGCCTGCCCATGGTTTACTAAGTTCACCTTTTTCAAAAGTATCTTTTGGAATTAAACCACCACCAATTGTATCAACACCAACACCAGAACCACCAGGTGCACTTTTTCTAGCTTTTAATTCGCCAGTTCTTTTTGGTGCAGTTGCTTCTAAAATAAATTGTGTTGAATATTGATCCAATAAGGGCATTAAAGATTCCTAAAATATTGTTCAAATACTTTTACTATATTTTTTTCTAACTTTTTTGAAGAAGAATTTTTAATTATTCTTCTAGCATTATTTAGTTCTCTTTCAGACCATAATCCATTATTATAAATCCACTCCCTACCTTCCATGATACCATTTACGAATGCATTTGGAGCAGATGGATCTGCAACAATATCAATTGCTGCCAACATAAAATCTTCTTGAACTTCTTGATAGCCATTTTTAGATTTTAAAGATCCCATACCGCGAGTAGAAACACCGAGTTGAGCTCCCTCATCAATAAGATTTTTTACAATCTTACCCATTGGGGTGTCCATCACCTTTGCTTTACCATAAACATTTCTACCATCTTCGTAAAGCTCTTTTACGATGTGAGAAACGCGATCAAGGTTTACAGTTGGTCCTGTTGGATGGTTTAATTCACCTAAAGCTCTACCTTTTTGGACATATTCATTAATATATCTTTTACATTCTTTTAGTAGAGTATTTTTTGGATAAATTCTACCATTACGATTTTTAACATCAGACTGCATAAAAACACCTTCAATAAAGTAATTTTTATCTCCATTACCTACATTTTCTTTGATATATTTTATGTCTTCTGTGAGTTCTGTGATCAGTTTCATTTTAAATCTTTCTGATTTTAAAGTTTATAATTCATCTCTACCGTAGCGAAATTGTGGAGGTATTTCATAACCAGGTGGTTGTGGTCTAGTTTCTCCATTTGGCAATCTTGGTTCTTGAGGTTCGGCGGGATCTCCTCTTCCAGGAGTTCCACCTCTGTCAATAAATCTTCTTAGTCTTTCGTAATAATAATCCCAGGCTTGACGATTTCTTCTATCTTCAGTGCGCTGTCTCCATTCTTGTTCTCTTGCAAATCTTCTGTCCCATGCTTCTTGTTTTGCTCTATCAGAATTGAGACGTTTCATAGCCTCTTTCCATTTTTTATAAGCCTCCTCATACATTCTATTACCAGCTTCACCGGGTGGATAATCTTCTCTCTGTGGAGGTCTGTCTTCACCAAATGGTTCTGGGAAATAATCTTCTGGGTTTGGATTATAATCTGGCCCAGGTGTATAATAAGGTGGCTTTGGCCAGGGATTGGGAGCAGTTACAACTGGATAGTCTGAGGGATCTCCACCAAAAGTAGGAATTGGAACTTTAAATCCTGTTCCAGGTATTTCAAACATAACAGGTTCACCAAAAAGATCTGGTGGTGGCAATGCAGAAGATTCATTTATTGAACCAAATAAACTCTTTGAAATATCAATATATTTTTGTTTTAATTTTGAGTTTAATTTAGAATACAAAAGAGTATTTGATTCTTCTTTAAAAGAAAGAATATTTTCTTCCAATATTGATTTAATTAAATTATTTTGCATTATGCGTATTCTCCACTGCCCTCTGGCCTTAAAATGTTGCTATAACTTGGTGGACTGTAATCTCTCGGTGGTCCATTTTCCGGCTTTTCTGGCTTTGGTCCAGGAGGATAACGACCATCCGCTGCTTTTTGTCTCCATTTTTTAAGAGCACTATAATAAGCATTCCAAGCTCTTACTAATTCTCTGTATGCTCTCTCATGTTGTAAATAAATTTTTCTTCTTTTTTCATATTCATCGTATTTTGTTTTTTCTGTTTTTTTATTAAATGGATTTGATTTGCATGGGGGTGGTAAATATTCACATGGATTTGGTTTATCCCCGTCAGGATCAAACTCTGTTGGATAATCTACTGGAAAATCTACAATTTCTTCATCGCCGCCAGATGTACCGGTAGGAGGAGTTGGTTTTGGTGGTAAACCGGGTGGACTAACTACTCCAACATCGTAATCGTGTCTAAAAATATTTTCTCCCATACTTTCATTTACAAAAAGCAAATTTTTAGAAATATTAATGTATTCTTGTTTTAATCTATTTGAAGTTTTTGTTTTTAAAATATTAGCAGCATCTTCTCTAAATTGAACAATATTTTCCTCTAAAATACTTTTAATTAAATTTTTTTGTAAATTATTTTTCATAGTAATTTTTTTGCTTTCTGGTAAAAGCTAATATTTTGCTTTAATCTATATGGTGATTCAAGAATATCCTTTACCATTTTATCTCTATTTTGCGAAGACAAACTTTCAAAAAGATTTTTTAAAGAGTCCATATCCGATTCTGAAATATTTATAACAGATTGATTTTTTAATTTTAATTTAAAATTTGTCTTTGGATCATAATTTTTAACAAAATTAACAAAATACTTTAATTCATTGCTCTGCGGTGTTGATTCAAAATTTTCAAATAATTTTTCAGCAACAACTTGATTTATTTCTTCTATAGCTGAATTTAACTTTAATGAAAGACACTGACTCATTCCTTTTTTAAATGCGTTATCATCTTCTGATAATAATTGTTTTATTCCATTACTTAAAATATTTGTTGTCAAGTTCATTGTGGTTGTTCCCCGCCCATTTGAGCCTGCTGCTGCATCATAAGTTGTTGCATCTGTTCTTGACGCATTTTTTCTATATCAATTTTCATTTGTTGTTCAATTGTTTGAATTTCTTCATCTGTTTGTCGTAGTATTTTTCTCTTGATAAACTCAGAAGAAAAATATTTTCCAACATATGGTTCAACAATAGAAAGCATTTTAATACGTTCAGCTAAAATTTCTGACTCTTTAAGATCCCAAAAATAGTTATCAGTATTAAATACAAATTTAATTTTTTGACTTAATACTTTCCAATCTTCCTCTGTTACCACACCCCGTAATAAAAGTTGAACTCTTAAAAAGTCATAAAAAAGTTTTGAAAAGTGAAATCTAAGTCTTTCTACAAATTTATAAAATTTAACTTCTTCTCTGGTAATTTCTACTGAGCGACCCATATTAAATCCAGATTGGTCTGCCACAAGACGGCTTAAAGGAACATTTAATGAATTATAAAGTTTCTTTTTAAAGTAATCAACGTCTTCAATTTGAGACATTGCATTACCTCCAGGAAGAGTTGTAATCTGTGTTCCCTGCGATCCTTCACGTCTTGGCAACCAATAGTCTTCAAGAATAGAAAGATGGTTTCTTTCATCTCGGATTTCACCAGTGCTTTGATTGTATATTATTCTATTGCGGAATCTACTCATCATATCCCGCATATATTGTTCAGCCTTTTGTTTTGGCAGTTGCCCTACATCAATATAGAAAACTCTTCTCTCAGGTGCGCGGGCAACCCGGTAAACTAGAAGAGCATCTTCTAGTTGTCTTAACATATTTAAAGGTCTTATTGCTTTATGAAGATATCCCAAAACTCTTTTGGTATTCATATCAATAACACCAGAGGGAACATAAACAACGCTATCCATTGAAAGATGAAGCCCACCCGGACCCGTTAATAAGTAAGAATCTTTGTCAGAATCTGTATAAAGATAATATTCTTCAATTTCTTTAATTATTGATACCGGCTGTTGAAATCCTTTTTGTGGTTCTTTTTTTACTTTTCTTACTTTTTTAATTTTAAGAGGATCAATTGGTAAAATTTCTTTAATTCCCTCTTGCGGATTATCTTTGTCAATTACAATATTATAAAAAAGTCTAGAGTCAACATACCATCTTCTAAAAATTTCATAACCTCTATGATTAAAGTCTAATAGAGTAGTTATATGTTCAAATTCTTTATAAATTTTTGTTTTAATTCCATCCGAAATGGGAACATCTCTAAGATCTAATTTTACGGGGGTAGTGTCTGTTCCCTTTACTATAGATGCGTTTACAATTTCTTCAATTGCATTATCTACTTCAGGATAAACAGCCATATTTCTGTATTGAATAACAGCACTGGTTTCATCCCGTAGAGTACCTGTATAATCTATTGCACTACTAAAAAAACCACCAGCTTCAACTGTTACAGTTCCGTCATATGTTTCAGGAACTGAAAATTTTTGAAGCACCTCTTCTTGGGCTTTTTCACCGTATTTTTTCTTACCAAATTCAAATCCAAAAAGTTCTATTTCCATATTTTACCTATTATAGTTAGTCTGGAGTTGTTCCACCAACTTGCTGAGTAACATTGCTAATTGTAATCCAATCATAAAGAAATATTACTGTAAATTGATTTATGGTATTTGGATTTGCCATATTTAATGGAATATCCATAATCGTTCTTGGCCAAATTCCATACATTTTAAATTCTTTTAGTGGAGTAGATTCATTGCCATTTAAATTTAAATGTTTTATAGTCCAATAATTTGCTTTATAAGTTGAAGATGTAGTTGGAATAGCAGAATTATTTGTAACATGGTTATTAATATTATTATGCCAATTATGAATTTTTTTCCATGTATCGTTTGTACCGGTATCATCTATAACGGCAACACTCCAAGTTTGATATTGCTTTTCTCCAGGATAAAAACCTTTTCTACCCATCCAGTTATATTCAATGGGAAGTGTTGATAGAGCAGGAATTTGTGTAGCTCTTACATGAAATTTACTAATTTGTCCACCACCATAAGGTATAGTACCTTCAATTAAAAATCTATTTTGGCGTGTTCCACCAGAAAATTGTGTTTTAAAATCTGAAATGTGTATGTTTGATAAAGCCATAGTTTATAATCCTGTTTGTATGTTATAGTAATCAAAAGTCATTACTACACTAAACACACTTTGATCAGCTTTTGCCATATCTAAATCTAGATTACTTATTTGACTCGGCCAACAATTTATAAGTTGTATAACTCTTAAATTTGCTCCATTTAAATTTAATTGATTTAAAGTCCATGTTTTTTGTAATCCACTATAATCAAAATCACTACTATCAACTAAAT